ACTTTATTTAGGCGTGATTCCATTCGGTTTCACGCCTTTTTTATACCATTTTACGACAATCGTTTCATTGTCGTGTATCACCTATCTGATAATTTTTCACATAGCTTATTAATGCCGAAATTTACCGTAGAAATTTATAAATCAAATTCATACGGTATGACAATCTTAGAACAAATCTTGGCAGGGCTGCAACAGAAGTTTACTGGGGTGGACACTGCTATCTTAACCCGAATTGCCACTAAGAAGGCAGAGGGTGTAACGGACGAGACAAAGGTAAACTCCATTGTTGAGGGTATCAGCTTCTCGGACGTGCTAAATTCCTATGGTGATTTCCGTGCCGGGGATGCTTCCAAGACCGCAGTTTCCAACTACGAGAAGAAACATAACCTTAAAGACGGTAAGTCAATTGAGAATCCTAATCCCAATCCTAACCCTAATCCGAAGCTAGAAGATAAGACGGACGACATGGCGGCTATTATTGCTAACGCAGTGAGTGCAGCCGTTAAACCTCTTTCTGATAAGCTCGCTCAATTCGAGACAGAGAAGTTACAAGCTACCCGGCAGGAGCAGATTATGGCAAAGGCAAAAAAGTATGGTATTCCCGAAAACTACGCCAAGAGGTGCGCCATCAAAGACGATGAGGACTTGGATACTTATTTCAAGGACTTGAAACAGGAGTTCGCAAATGACGGCTTCAAAGGCGTAACCCCTCCCGAATCAGCGGAAGCGAAGATTGAGAAAGAAGCTGAATCTATCGCCAAGATGATTGACGAGGGAACGAATGCTATTGTTGAACAAAACAAGAATTAATTATGTCAGCAGGATTTAAGTATGACTTGGTTCCGCCTGTTGAGCAAGAGGAACGTTACGATGTCCAGACAGGCATCCGTAGACGTGGCCCGTTCAAGCTCGACACGCAGAACCTTGTAGTGGGAAGTTTTCTTCCTGGATTTACACCGATTTGTGCGGACTTGAAAAACAAGTTCGCTTATGCGGTAATCAATGTGAGAGTTGTGGAAGCCTATACCACTGGTGAAGAGGCTTTGTCTATCAAAGTAGCCAAGAACTCTTTGGCTTATGTGGGTATGTTTGTCGGAAGTGGCAAGAAAGGTGCAGAAGTAACGGCAATTGATAAGTCTAATGCCGGTTATGATGTATTGACTATTAAGGCTGCTTTTGGTGAGAATATCGCTAAAGATGCCGTATTATTCAATGCGGTTGCAGTTGATGGTTTAAAGCAAAAGCATGTGGCTAATTCGGCTCTGTTTAACCGTACAAAGGTTGAGGACGGAATCACATTGGTTTCATTGCTTCGTACAGCCGCAGAAATTGAACCCTCAAAATTGGTTATGCCGTTCTCCGAGAACGATAAAGCCAACATGAAGGGATGGTTTGAATTTAACGAGTAAGGAGGTAGGATATGTTTTTAACGATTCAAACATTATTCGATGATGCGAACATTGTTTCCGCTATCATCAGACGTGTGAACCAGACACGCAAGGACACAATCTATTGGCAGCAGTATCTTACTTTCCGCAGAGTGACTACTCGTGTGTTCAAGGATTATATCGGTTCTGTAACCGGAGTTATGGCCGGCTCCATCAATTCGCGTTTTGGAGAGAAACCCATCCGTGAACGTCGGAACATCGGTTCCGGATATGGTGAGATTGCCTATTTGGGTGATGCTTATCAGATGTCTATTGACCGTCTTTCTGAATTGCAGGATTTGATTGACAAGTTCAATGCCGCTAAGCCAGCCGACCAAAAGGCTGCAATGGAAGAGATTGTAAACTTCCTGGCAGACGACTACCGTCAGATTACCCTTGCCGCCCACAAGCGTATGGATATTATTGTCGGTGCGCTGTTGATGCTTGGTGAAGCCACCGTTTACAACAAAGACGCTGCAATCACTTCCGGTCAGACCAATAATAAACTGCTGGAGATTACCCTTCCGTTCAATTTTATCAAGCCGAAAAGTGGAGATGTGGTTGTGGACGGAAAGAATATGTTTATCTCTTATTTGAGAGAGAAACTTCATTCCTTGGCACCGGACTATGGCGTTTATGCCAAGATGGTTATGACTCGTGCATCTTTCAACAAGCTTATTCTTGGTTCATCTGAATTTGGTGAGCAGTACAAGATGATTCTCGGCAGCAACGAAATGAAGTTGAGTACGGGATTGGTTTCCTCTTCTTTGGCTTCCGAAGTGTTCACCGGCATCGGTTTGCCGCGTATTGAAATCAAGGAGGACTACGTGAAAGACCAGACGGGAAAGAATGTGCAGATTTACGCGGATAACCGTATTACTCTGTTACCTTCTGACAACATTGGTTATATGCGCCATCATACCCCGTATGAAGCGACAGACCCAGTACAAGGACGTACTTATATCCCGTCAGAGGGGCAGATGCTTATCTCCAACTACCGTGACAAAAACGGTCGCTACATGGAATATACGGCAGAGTGGATTCCGCAGATTTCCAATCCAGATTTGATTACCAATTTCGATTTGAGCGAAATTGCATCCATTCAATCAGCATAAGGGGGTAGGATATGAAAGTAAAGGTTATATCAGTTTTCCGCGACAAGTTCACCGGAAAGTATTATACTCCCGGTGAAGTGATTGAAGTCGGTGAGGAAGCCCGTGTGCTGGATATGGAAAGCCGCAGACTTGCTGAACGGATTGAGGCAAAAAATACCGAAGTGAAAGCCCCTGAAGAAAAGAAGGAGGTGAAAATCTCTCTCTTTGAAAAGGAGTTTGAGAAGAAGGCTTTGATTGATGCTTTGAAGTCCATCGGCGTGCAGGCTTCCGGCAATATGAAAGAAGAAACTCTTTTGGCTAAGGTCTCAGAACTGGATGAAGAATCAACTGCCAAGCTGAAAGAAGCATTAGGTATCGAGTAAGGATAGGGTAGTGTTTCTACCCTTCCATTGTCTAATTTTATAAACCAGAAAAGAAATGAAGAATTTTATTTTTGCCATGTGTGGCTTTTTGATGATGTCTTTGGTCTCGTTGGACGTGCAGGCATCAAGTGTGGAATCTCCCAAGTGTGAGTATGTGAATCCATCTGTTGATGTTGGTTTGCCAGACATTCAGTGTATCACTTTTGAAGCATCTTCTGTTGATTGTGTTGTGCTGATCACTCCGCAGCCAATATTTATGGTTGTGGATAGTCCGGTGAAGCAAACAGTAACTATTACGGCAATGCAAAGGAAACAGATTTCAGTTCCTAAATGCCCGTTCCGGTACGTCTATAAGTCGAAGTATTGCACACATTATAGCCATACAGCATATAGTACACTGATTACACCATATTAAGATGACGGTAAACGACTACATACAACAGAAGTTTCAGATATTCGGCATTCAGGTATCGGAGGCTGACATTTTGGATATGTGTCTTACCTCGAAGATAAGCGGAGAGGATGAGATGAATGAGCATTGCTGTGTCCGTGTCTCTGTAGCAATTGCGAAGTTCATCCCCTCTCTTTTGCTTCGCGCCACTTCAATCAGTGAAGGCGGTTTTTCTATGTCTTGGAACATTCAAGGCATTAAGGATTACTATTCATTTCTGTGTAAGCAGTACGGCTTGAAAGACGAACTGAGTAACAAACCTAAAGTGACTTTCTTATGATATTCGCTCCACACATATTGCAGGTTAAGGTTATCACCCCGATGGATAAGGATGAGTTCGGCAGACCTATTCCCGGCACAGGTGGTGAGAGCTGGCAGGATATATGCAGATGCCGTTGTGATGATGTGAGTGCGGAAAAGAAAGTATCTATCAATGGTGCTTTGTATGATTTCAAGTACAAGGTAGTCTTTGACAAGCCGTCAAAGGTTGAAGCAGGTGCAGAGGTTCGTTGTTTGAATGCCGATGGAAGCATAAGAGGTGAAGGAGTTGCTAAAAGCCCTTTGGAAACAAACTATTTTTCCTATAGAGTAATATGGTTGGAATAGATGCAGACTTTTCGGATGTTGACCAGTTCTTTGAGGACGGAACAAGCGAAGTCGTTGCTGGCATGAAAGAAGAGGGAGAGGCATTTGTTGAAGATGCAAAAGCTACCGGAAACTATCAAGACCACACAAAACATTTGAGAGAATCGAATGATTATGAGGTTAATGAAGATGGCTTAATTCTGAAAAACGAAGCTGATTATGCTTCATTCGTGGAATCCAAAGGATTTGAAGTTGCAGGAAGTGCAGCGATAAGGACAGAAAAAAGATTGAAAGATAGATTTGAACGATGATAGTAACCACCGACATAGGAAACATCCTCTACCGGGACTGCAAGATTTTCGGAATAGACATAGTACCAGCAGGAGAAACGCTGACGGGTGAATTGAAGTCCGAAAGGATTGTCATCCACACGAAGAAACAACAGCCGGGAACTTATTGGAAGAAATCTTTCGCAGAAGTGAATCTATGTGTACCCAATTTAAGCGAGAATGAAGCGAACACAATCCGGCTTAACGAACTTGAAAGAAAGGCTGGCAAGCTGTTTGATGATGTAGTAAGCACCTATGATGGTATGACATATCGTTACTCTATTGATTCTATCGGTACAGAAGCGGACACAGCTTTGAAGTGTCATTATGTGAATGTGAGAATTTTGTTTAATGTATTAAATGTAAAATGATATGATTACAGCAGTAGAAATTGACGAACTGTATTATGCAGAACCGATTAAAACGGTTACTACTCCAGCTGCCGGATTAACAGGCGCAGAAGTAGCCACCATCTTGAAAAACGCAGCAACGAAGCGGGTCAAGAATGTGCATGGTGACACGTATCAATACGAAGAAGCAGAGGCAAGTGTAACTCGTTACAAAAACGCTTTGACTGGTGAGTACTACCGGGAAACGTCTGAACCGGGTGAGGTGAAAATCAACTTCACCATTGGTGAGTATGATTATGCTACAAAGGCTGATTTACAAGGTGGTAAAGCCACAGAAAAGAATTGGGAAAGAGGCAAGTATAAGCCTATTCATAAATGTGTGATTGGTAAAACCAAAGACGGAGTTTATGTTGTGTTTCCGAAAGCGGCTATCAATGCCCGTGGCTCTAATACCGATAAGGCTGTCGGATTGGCTGTTTCGGCCGTTCCCCTTTCCACAGGTGTAGATGGATTGGCTTCCGAAAAGTGGTTTGACGAATCGGAAGTTGTAGTGCCGGAAGGTTGATAATTTTTCAGTAAAAGGATTGTTTTCAGATGGCGGTGGGTGGTTGCTCACCGCCTTTTTAATTTAATGTTATGAATAATCAAGCAGCAAAAACGGTTTCTGATGCCCTATTAGGGCTGGATTTTAAAAATGTAGGGATAGGTGGAATCGTTTATACCATCAAACCGCCTACAATTAAAGTTATCTGTCGTGCCATTCATCATTTTTCCAATATCGCCCTGCGAGGAGATAATATCATGGAGGCTATTAAAGAGCTTCCTAAAGCTACTGAAGATATGCTGAAAGGTATTTCATGCTTCATCTGCGGGAATGATAGTTTGGTCAAAGAATTGGAGAACGGCACTTTTGAAGAAGTCAAAGATGCCTTGGAAGTCTGTTTCTCTATGATGGATATTTCGGCTTTTCAGTGTGTCAGCTCGATGAGGAACGTGTCGATGCTGGCAGCAAGACCGAAACAGTAGGAAACGCAACGTTCTTCGGGCAGATAGCCCATTTGATTGACACGCTTCATCTGAGTTATACAGAAGTGTTTGAGGTTATCCCTTATCGGAATTTGCTGATGATGCAACGGGATAAATTACACGCAGTATATGGTGGTCAAAAAGTGAATAGAATCAGTGGTAAGGAATTGGCTAATCGTAGGAAAAAGAAATAGATATGGCGAAATTATATTTTAAGGTAGGTAGTGACTGGGAAGAAGTTGTAAGACTTCGTAATGAAATTGCAAAATTAAAGCAGGAGTTAATGAGCATGGATGGCACGCAGTCTCCTGCTGCTTTCAAGGCTTTAAATGTTCAACTTGCTGCATCTAATCAAAGGTTGGATGAGTTGGTAACTAATGCCGCTAAAGCTGGAGCAGAGATGGAAACGGGATTCAAAAAAGGTATATACGATGGCGAAAAAGCTGTCAATTCCTTATCCGAAGAGATCATTAAACAAAAAGACATCATACGTGAGACACAGAATGATGTTTCAATGCTTACAGAACAATATAAGAAATTAGGAAAGTACGACCCTAAAAGACAATCTTTATCAGATGAATTAAACCGTGCAAAGGCAGCATTAGGAGAACAAAAGTATGCTCTTGGTGAATTACAATCACAACAAGCTCTTGCAAGATTATCTACCAAAGCTCTAAAGGATGAATACGCTTTGTTCAAGGATGAAAGCAAGGCTGTTGTTACCGTTAATGAAGGTGTAGGAGTCTCATTCAAGAAGACACTTGCTGCTATTGGTGGAATCGCAATGTTGAAACAAGTTGCTTCAAATGTAGTATCAACAGCTGGAATGTTTCAAAAGTATGAATCTGTATTAACTAATGCTCTGAATGGTAGTTCCGAAAAAGCAAAAGCATATCTATCTGACATAAATAGCTTTGCCGCAAAAACAAACTTCCAACTTGATGAACTGACGGATGATTTTATAAAATTCGTCAATCGTGGTATCACTCCTTCGATGGATGCCATGAAAAAAATGGGAGATTTTACCAATACAGTAGCAAAACCTTTCGACCAGCTAACAGAGGCGATACTTGATATAAATAATCCAGAGCGTTGGAAAGAGTTCGGTGTTCGTGTTCAAACAGAAGGGAATAAAGTTAAGCTTTCGTTCCGTGATATGACAGTTGAATGTGACCGAACAGTTGAATCTGTAATGAAAGCCGTTGAACAATTTGGCTCAATGAAAGGCGTTGAAGGCTCTACGGAAGCTATTGCAAAGACTATTGAGGGACAAATGTCTAATTTGGAAGATACGATAACAACGGCTTTGGCTGAAATAGGACTTGCTAATCAAGATTTGATTTCAGGAAGTATATCTGCTGTCGATACTATCGTTAAGAACTATGACATTATAGGTAAGAGTGTATTGGCTCTTATCGAAATTTATGGTGTTTATCGAGCTGGGTTACTGATAAATACTATTGTTGAACAAGGTTCTGTAAAGTCTATATGGGCGAAGATTACAGCAACTAAAGCTGCTACTGTTGCTCAAGTTGCATATAACAAGGTTCTCGCAATGAATCCCTATGTAGCAGTGGGAATGGCTGTTGTTTCACTCGGTGTTGCTGTATATACATTGGCAGAGCATACAACTTATGCTGAAAAGACGGCTCGTTCTGCTGCTGAGTCAATGGAGAAAATGAAAAATGCTTCTGAAAATCTGAAAAATAAGATAAATGAATTACTTAGCGTAATCAGAGATGAAACTTCTACTCAATATAAAAAAACAGATGCTTATTTGAAACTTCAAAATATACTACCGGAAGTCTTCAAAAATATGGATATTGAGAAGATAAAGTTGATGGATAAACTTTCTTTATTAGAGAAAATAAACAAAGCATCCGATAGGAGAGAAATTGTCGGAGCTAAGACGAGTGTTGTCTTAGCTCAAAAAGAGGTTGATAAAATAAATGCTTTAATAGCCGCAGATTCTCAAAGAGGTACATATTCAGGACAATATGAAATTCAACTATCAGATGCTAAATCTAAACTTGAAGCAGCTAAAAAGGTGGTAGCTGATATTGAAAAGATACAGGTAGAAGCTAACAAGCAAAAAGAAAAAGATGACAAGAAAGTTGTTGTTAAAAATAAGGAATATTGGACTAATCAGAAGAAAGAAGCAGAAACAGCCTTAAACTCCATTGCGTCTTCTCAAAAGAAATTAATGGATGCTGGTAAGTTTGAAGGAATAGACACTGCTGTTGTAAAGAGCTACAAGGGTAATGTTAAGAAGCTGAAAGAAGCCGAAAAAGAATTGAAAGTCTATGATTCTTCGTCCAAACAAGATAATCAAACCGAGAAACTTCGTAAGCAGACTGATAAATATAATGCCCTCCTTGATAAGCAATCATTAGAACAGCAACGTTCTACCGAAGATTTGCAGATGGAAGTTGATGAAGCCCGAATCAAAGCTATGGATGAAGGTTCTGCCAAGACTATCGCTGAAATGGAACTCAACTTTGAAAAGGAGATGCAGGCTATTGACCGACAAAAAGAAGATGCTTTGCGGAAGAAAGTTGAGGATGCTCGCGCTGCATGGGAAGCTAATCCGAAAAATAAAGGCAAGTCTTTTGATTCTCCCGATATTGAGTTGTCGGATGACGAGAACAAATATTACGATGCGCTGTATAAAGCAGCTGTCCTAAATAACGAAAAGATATACAGCAATCTCGCTAATGAATATCTCTCATATACAGATGAACGCCTTGCCATTGAAAAGAAATTCAATGATGATATTGCTGTACTTCAAGAAGCTCGTAAAAAAGCGGAATCTAAAGGTAATATGGATGAAGTAGCAAAGATTGACCGTTCTATAGAGAAACGTATAGAAATCAAGAATGAAGATATATTCAAACTTGATGCTGAACAATTCAAGAAAAATATGAATTGGGAACAAGTCTTTGGTAATCTTGACAAGGTTTCTACTGATACTTTGAAAAAGTTGAAAGCGAACCTTAAAGACTTTATATCATCTCAAAAGGATTTATCTCCTGAAAGCCTTAAAGAACTGGTAGATGCTATTGAACGGATTGATGATAAGGTTTCAGAACGTGATTCTTTTGAAACTATGTCTATTTCTTTCAAATCCCTCAAAGAAGTCACGGATGCACAGCGTGAAGCACAGAAAGCGTATAACAAAGCTTTGGAAGAAGGTACTGATGAAGAAAAGAAGAATGCCAAAGCCACCCTTGAAAGTGCAAAGAACAGCAAGCAGAAAGCCCTATATGAAGCCACGGATGCTTTACATAAAGGAATTAATGAGATAGGGCAATATGTCGATGCCGGTAATCAAGTTATCGGTATCATGGAAACGCTTGGTATAAAAACACCTGAATGGATGGAAGGAACAATGTCCGGTTTTGGTGAGATGCTGAACGGACTTGGAAATATCGACTTGATGAAGCCTATGTCTATCATCACCGGTAGTCTACAAACCGTTAAAGGGGCTTTGACTTCTGTTATTTCTTTGGGAGGATTAATACCGGGTTTGGATGGTGCCGATTATTCTCACTATAACGAGATGGTCGAGGAATATAACAAACTCAATGAGATATGGGATGAGCTGATAGACAAGAAGCTGGAATACATCAACACATCCTACGGAGCAGAAGCGGACAAGGTAGGCAAAGAGGCTCTTGAACTTGTCAACAAGAGCATTGAGGCGTACAGAATACTTGGGCGTGAACGATTAAACTCCGGTGCGTCTGCCGGTTCTCATTCCATTGGCAAGCGCATGGCAAAGAATACCTCGTCAAGCGACTGGCAGGACATTGCCGACGCACTCGACATGTCAGTCAAAGACGCCAAGGATTTTATAGGTACCGGACGCATGACAGGATTGTTTGACCTGACTACTGAACAGTTGGAGAAACTAAAGTCAGAAGCACCTACTTTTTGGGCTAAATTAGATGGCGATGTGAGAGATTATCTTGATAAGATTATCGAGGGGGAGGAACGTATTGAGGAAATCCATAATCAGATAAACGAGCAGCTTACACAAACCACATTCGATGGTGTGTACAGTAATTTCATAGATACCCTTATGGACATGAAAGCGTCGTCCAAAGATGCAGCCGAGGATGTTTCGGAATACTTCATGCAAGCTATGCTCTCCGAGCAGATAGGCACACTTTATCAGGACAAGCTAAAGAAGTGGTATGAGAAGTTTGCAAAGGGTATGGAGGATGGTTCTTTGACGGAATCCGAAAGAAATGCGTTGAACAGCGAGTATATGGGCTACATTGAAGAAGCGATGAAGCTCCGTGACGAGCTTGCCGCAGCCACCGGATATGACAAGATTTCGCAAGAATCAACATCCCAACCTTCAACTTCCAGAGGGTTCGGTACTGAAATGACACATGAAGATGCAGGAGAATTAAGCGGTAGGTTTACAGCATTGCAGATTGCAGGAGAAGAGATAAAGAATCAATCTACCATTCAATCTCAATCACTTAATCTACTAACAGTAAAAGCAGATGCTCTACTTTCCATAAATACGGAAACAAGAAATATTGCT